TTATGAAAATTGAAAAATATCTTGAACGAGTAAATCAGTTGTGTAAAAATAAAACACATGCTGTAGATATTGGCGCCAACGTAGGCAGAGTATCAAATATACTTTTTGATATGGGGTGGAAAAAGGTTACAGCATTTGAACCAACTCCAACAATTTTTGAACGATTAGTTGAGAACACAAAAGACAAGAACATAGTAAATCATAAACTAGGAGTTAGCAACAAAGAGGGCGAAGCACACTTTAGTATTAACTCGGATACAGAATCTAACCAAGAAACTAATCAAATTGTAAGTCAAGGGTTTCAAAAGAAAAGATGGAACGTTGAAACAATCAAAACGGTTACGTTGGATCAAATGAATTTGGATCAAATGGACTTTTTAAAAATTGATGTAGAAGGACATGAAAAATATGTTGTCGAAGGTGCAGAACAAACTATTAAAAAATACAAACCAATAATTGTGCTTGAAGTTAGTTTTGAAAAGAAAGTTTATGATAAAAAAATATCACAAGATCACAAAAAAGCACTTGATATTTTATTGAATTGGGGGTATAATATAGATATGAAAACCGTACACGATTATGTGCTTTTACCAGGAGATAAAAACTAGTATGGCTGAAAAGAAAAAGTTTCTTGATCTAAAAGCAATGCTTAACGCAGTGGATCGTCGAGACAAACAATGGTATAATAAGTTAAGTGATGATGATAAAAAATTATTTGCTCCGTTTATTGCTATGCGATATGTTAGCAATGTAAAGGGTGATAAGTTTTTTCAAGAACATTATTTAGAAATGACCAACGAATTGGTAAACAAACATCATTGGACCTTGAGCAAAAACCACAAAGCATTGTTATGGAAACTAATGGCAATGACGGGTGCTTATGAAAACTTCTTTCATCAATATTTGGCGGCTCCTAAGAAACAAGCAAAAAATAAGTTTGAACAATATTTGTTAGATACAAATCCTAATATGAAGGTGGATGATGCAACAACCTTATCAAGCGTTATGTCAAAAAGTGAACAAAAAGATTACATGGAGGAACACGATCCAAATGCCAAATAAAGACTTTGTTTGTGTACATTGCAAAAAAGCGTTTCAAAAAGAGAAAACGCTCATTGCTCATATGTGCGAAGCAAAGAGACGGCATTTACAAAAGGACGAAAAACGTGTACAAGTAGGCTACATGACTTTTAATAAATTTTATCAGCAAGTACAACGTTCAAAAGAAAAGTCATATGAAGACTTTTGTAAGAGTCCTTACTACAATGCTTTTGTAAAGTTTGGTAGTTTTGTAACTAACGTACAATGTTTGTATCCGGAAAAGTTTATTGATTTCGTAATTCGAAGCGGAGTTAAACTAGATCATTGGTGCAGAGATGAATTGTACGATACGTACTTGTATGAAATGATTAAGATAGAACCTGTAGAAAGTGCCGTACAAAGATCGTTAAAAACAATGATGGATTGGGGTGATAAAAATAATGCACCTTATAATGACTATTTCCGTTTCGTTAATGTAAATAGAGCAGTAAACGATATTAAGAATGGATACATTAGTCCATGGATGCTTCTTAATTCCAAAGAAGGTGTCAATCTAGTTAGCAACTTTAATGATGAACAATTAGAAATAGTTGAACCAGCATTAGACATTTCTCATTGGAAAAGAACATTCAAAACAAGACCATCAGATACTGATCTTGTTAAAGAAATTATTAAGGAGGCAAGCATTGCCTGATATTGATTTAGATTTTTTTGACAGAGATGTAGCACTTGAACAATTTGATCATGTTCAAGCAAGTCGTCTTGATAAAAGTGAAATGAAAAAACACAATACAGGTGTTTACTTTCATTCAGTACCAAAAAATCCATTTGACGGTCGTTGTACATTAGATCATAAAGTAGCAGACGAACGAGGATACTTTAAGATCGATTTATTAAATGTTCATATATATGAAAACGTAAAAGACGAAGAACATTTAACAAGACTATTGAATAAGGAACCATTATGGGAACTACTTACAGAGCCAGAATTCAGCAACAACTTATTTCACGTCGCAGAACACAGCACTATTCTAAAACAAATGAAACCACAGAGTATAGAACAACTAGCGGCAGTACTAGCGATTATCAGACCCGCGAAGAGGAGTTTGCTTGGACAACCGTGGGACATGGTGATGAAGAACGTTTGGACGAAACCGACTGACGGCAGTTATTATTTTAAGAAGGCACATGCCATTGCTTATGCTCATGCCATTGTTGTTCATATGAATTTACTATGCGAAGAATTATATGAAACTAGGTAGTTGGCCTTTTTGGATTGCACCTGCAGAGTTAGGATTAGACTATCTAATAAAGTTGGTTATCTTTTTGATAATAGTTCCTATGATTTTTGGAATAGTTTACACTCCATTAGGATTACTTACTAACTACCTTTTAATAGATTTTATAATCTACTTGCAATATAAAGGACTTACTAAAAACTGGTAAATGTTTTTTCTGGTTTATTATTAAGAGAGTCAGGAAGTTCGTCCTCGTATATAAAAGACTTTTCAGATAATAAACTATGAAGTATCACTGCTTGAGTTTGTAAGTGTTGCCAAACTTCTTGTCTATCTTTCCAAAGAATTATGTTAGATATTCCTAAAACAATAAATGCAAAAACAAGGTATGCGATTATTCTGTGTTCAAGTTTCATTTCAACTTTCGAACAAGTTGGATAGATTTTCTTTTAACTCGTTTTTGAGCGATATCATTTAGCCTTACAATAGGACCAAATAACACATCAACATCTTTTGTTGTAAAAGACTTAATTAGGTGCCTGAATTGACTCATTTCTGATTTCATGAATATATTGATCGGAATCTTTCTATTTGACTCCCACCACCATACGTCTGCACACTCTAAAAGCGTCCTTTTTTCATTATCACTTCTGCAAATACTAATGTCATACATACTCGTAACAGCGTGATCTTGATTGATTATAATTCCTACATATTCTATTGCACCATGCTTAATGCATGAAATATATGGAATGTTTTCCTGTAATTCTTTATCTATATTGCTCATAATTTTTTCATAAATACGTATATAAGATGATACAATGAAATGCTTAAAGTACCAATATATATTTATGAAACCGGTGTTACCATATACAGCGATTTGGACGCTGGGATACCTCAAGGATACTCGCCCATGTACCAGAAAGATTTAGTAGTTTACAAAGGTGTTACTAACACCATTAGATTCACGGTTAAGAATCAAGATCAGAAACCTCAAACGGTGTTTGGTGATTCTTTTGAATTTCACCTAATTGATGCTAGTACTGGCACAACACACTTGCTTAAACCGCTTACGGTTGTTGATGACGGTAGTACTACTGCTACAAAAGGCGTGGTTGAACTTACGCTTAATGAAAGCGATGTCGCTGATAAAGTATCAAAGTTTTACACGTTTGCTGTTGCTAGAACAACAGATAACGTTAAGAAAGTAACATACAGCAATACATACTTTGACGCTAGTGGAAGACTAGAAATTAAAGATGGTGTTTATTCACCGTTTACAGGTAGCACTGAAATTACAACGTTTAATGCAGAAACTAGAAACTTCTATCAAGCAGGTGGTGCAACTATTACAGATTACGTAAGCAGTCATTATAACGCTGATCCAGAATATAAAAGAATGAATAGCGTTCACACCGTAGCATATTATACATCAGATGGATATAACGGCGAGTTAAAAATACAAGCCACTTTGGATTTACAACCAAGCAATGATACATCTTGGGCAGATATCAAAACAATTACCTTAACAAATTCTTCAGGTATAGGATACCAAAATATAAGAGGTATCTTTAATTGGATAAGAATTGTTCATACTCCGACCACTTCGAACACAGGAACACTTGACAAAGTAGTAATTAGATCGTAATATATATATTATGAATCTGATTCAACAAAGTCTTACACTAGCCTTACCAGCAAAGCATAAGAAAACTCCTAGCGGATGGGTTTCTTTTGATGCACCATGTTGTGTGCATAATGGTGAAACACGTGATACAAAACAACGTGGAGGCATAATGGATAACCCAGATGGTACGTTAAGTTATCATTGTTTCAATTGTGGTTATACTGCATCGTATGTTCCTGGCAGGAATATATCTTATAAGATGCGTAAGTTAATGCGTTGGTTAGGAATGCCTGATTCAGAAATTACAAGACTTAGTCTTGAGGCTTTAAAGATCAAAGATGAGCATGTCATAGACGAGACACAGCGATCGTTCAATACGCCGACTTTTGAATCTAGGAAACTGCCAGTAGGTGCAAGACCAATTATGGAATTCTCAGACTGGATGGCATTAGAATCAACAGGAGTGGATCCAGATTTATTTGGAGCCGTTGAATATATTTTAAGTCGAGGCCTTGATATACAAGATTACAATTTTATGTGGACACCAGAAGGATCATATAAGAAAAGACTTATTGTGCCTTTCTATTATCAAGGGGACATAGTCGGATACACGGCAAGAAAAATAGGAGACGGCTCACCTAAATATATTACAGATAGTCAACCAGGATACGTGTTTAATTTAGATAGTCAAAATTATTATAGACGTTATTGTTTTGTGGTTGAAGGTCCGTTTGATGCAATATCAATCGACGGTGTTGCTGTACTACGTAATGACATCAATGACCAACAAGCAATGTTAATTAATTCGCTTAGACGACAAGTTATAGTTGTTCCAGATAGCGATAAAGCAGGTATGGAGTTAGTTAATTCAGCACTTGAAAACGAATGGGGTGTTGCATTTCCTGAATGGTCAGACGTTAAAGATATTAACGAAGCGGTGCAAAAGTATGGAAAAATATATGTTCTTAAAAAAATTGTTAGCAGTATAGAAACTAATCCTGTAAAGATTAAAATACGAGCCAAGACTTATTTTGGATAGAATATAGTTTGATAATTATATGAATAAGCCGGAGAATTAAATGTTTGATCTATTGTATGCTAACGGTGACTCTTTTACATCAGGAATGGAAATTCTAGAAGATAAAAGCCTAGCAGAAGAAAATAAAGCACATGCCTACCCTATGCACATTACTGATTTAATGGGCATTACACAACATCATAATAGTGCATTACCCGGTGCAACAAACGAGTTTATTGCTAGACAAACAATAATGGATCTACTTAGATTTAAACAAGACGGTATGGATCTAAGCAAAGTATTTGTTGTTATTGGTTGGTCGAGTATTTGTCGATTAGAAGTATCTGCAAAAGATGAAATCAAAATGTTAAAGGCACAGGATATGTGGCCACCTGCAGGCATGACTAGTTATGAATTAAAACTTTTTGGAACTAACTTTGTTAATGCTAGTATTAGTAAATTTTTGTTAGACAAAGACGGAAATAAAATATTTGATTTTGGTGATGATGCACAAGAGTTTTGTGCTAGATATTTGTGGGACGATGAATTAGAATATGAAAAATGGTTTACAAACATTGTTATGCTAGTAGAGTTCTTTAAAAATAATAATATCAAATATTTTATGCATAACACGGTGCATCCGTGGAATAGTCTAATGAAGATTAGACCTAATCTATTTCAGGCTGAATACTTTGCAAAAAATTATTACAATTATGATACGTTTGCACTAATGGACTGGGGGAATACACATTACCCATATTTGCGTAGAATGGAAGGACATTTTCAAAAACCTGTACACGTTAAATTTGCTGAAATGATACACCCTTATATAATGAAGGAGTGCGTATGATAGAATGTTTATATGCTGGAGGAGACTCATATACAGCAGGAGTCGAAATACAGGATGATCAGAGTTTTGATGAATCAAACAAAGCACTATCATATCCTATGTATCTTGCTGATAAATTAAAAATTAAAAAATGTGATAACAGGGCATTACCTAATGCATCAAATGATTTTATTGCTCGAAAAGCCATACTAGACTTAGAAGGTTATAAAGAAAAACAAATAAACTTGTCTAACGTATTTGTAATTATAGGATGGACTGACATTTACAAAACTGAAATTAGTTTAGAGGAGATTAAACAACAAATTAAAAATGACGAAGAATATCGTTTTGAATTAATGTCCGATGTTGATTGTGCCGAATATCATTTGTTTGGAACTAAATTTATTACACCTAATGTAAATGAATCAGGTAAACTGCTTTCAGATGTATCACGTGAAGCAATTGATTGGCTTTCGTCTTATATGTGGGATTATGAATTAGAATACGAAAAATGGTATGCTAATATTATTATGCTTAAAAATTATTTAGAAAATAATAATTGTAAATTTTTATTTCATAACACAAAACAAAGATGTGATGTTATAAGCAATATATATAAATTTGATAATTACTATCAGCCAACTGGTGAAAGTTTTGATGAATGGTGCATTTCAGGTAATTATGAACGTAGAAAACTTGGTTACCCTGTTGAAGAAGCACATGGCGACTTTTCTGATGTATTGTTAGAGTACATCAAGGAGAAAAATTTATTATGATTAAAAAAATAAAACTTTGGTACTTTAAATGGAAACAGAAAAAGGAACTAAAGAAAAAACTAGAAAAATTAAGAAAACGTGATCCGTTTATATACAAATGATTGATAGACCCAAACAAGAAATAGTTGACGATATAGAAAAACTTTTAGAAACTAAAGTTAATCCTTCGGTACAAGCACACGGAGGAATAGTGAAGTATATTGATTTTGATACTACAACAGGTGCTTTAAGATTACAAATGAGTGGAGCCTGCTCAGGATGTGCAGGATCAACACAAACGTTGAAATACGGAGTCGAAAATATGATGAAGCATTATGTTCCGGAGATAAATCTAGTTATAGGGGAAGACGATCCAAATTTTAACGATCCGTATTTTAAAAATGATTGATTATGATAAAATAACTTGGGGAATAGTAGCAAACAGCCACGATGCTAGTCTGGCTGTGTTTAAAGGTGTACACCCTGTATGGGCGTGTTTAGCAAAAGACTTTAGTGGGGTAGAAAACGATCCGCACCTTAATCACACAATGGTTAGTGTAGCAAAACAATCCTTTGGATATCCAGCCGAAGTAGTATGGTATGAGTATCCTAGACTTAAATGGTTAAGACAATTATGGGCAGGTCAGGGTATTCCATATAGCGATTCTAATGTTAAGGAATATTTGTCACGTTATGGTCTTGTAAACAAATATAAACTATCGTATACAAAACATCACGAAAGTCATGCCGCATATGGTTATTACTCTGCACCACAAGGAAACACACGTTGGGCAATAGTTGTACTAGATAGTATTGGAGAGTTTGAAACTTACACCATATGGGACGGATTAGGTGGACGAATTAAAAGAATACACAGCCAAGGATATCCACATTCAATAGGATTGTGGTATAGTGCAATGACACAGCGTATAGGATTACAAGCAAATAGAGATGAATATATCATTGCTGAAATGGCCAAAGAAGGTGATCCAGGGTGTTACATGAAAGATGTTAACGAACTATTTGACATCAATTATCCTAGTATTAAATTTAATGTTAATATGCATAGAGGATTGGATGCATGGCTTCCAGATGCTAATGTAAGAGATTTGGCGGCAAGTGTACAAACAAAATTTGAAGAACTTATAATGGGTATTAGCGTTTGGTTAAAAAATAAACATCAATATGATCAAGTATGCTTTATGGGCGGGTGTGCATTAAATAAACCTGCTATTGATAAAGTTAGAGAAACAGGAATGTTTGAAAAAATTCATGTTCCAAAACATCCGGGTGATCCAGGAAGTTGTTTAGGTGCTGTGTTTGCCAAAACAAAAGTTCAGGTTGACTTTAACAACGATATATGGTATAATAGTAGAACATGATAGACAAACTTATCTACGAAACACTAAACTGGTTTAACAATATTAAGATAGACAAAGACTCGCCATTGCGAGATAGCATGTTTTGGTATCTTGTAATAACTGCTTTTATATACTTTAGTGTATTATTTTGGGGAATAACACGTGGCTGATTTTAACGCAAACGTACAAAAATTATTTTTAGAAATGTTTCTTGCTAACGCAGAATCATATGTAAGATGCCAAGGTATCTTTAATCCTGATAACTTTGATCAAAAGTTACACGACGTTGCAGAATTTATTCAGAAATATGCCGATGAATACAAAGTTATGCCTGAACTTAACATTGTTAATAAAAGTTGTAGTACTAATTTAGAAGATGCAACAGGTGTAGGTGAAGAACATTTTGAATGGTTGTTAGATGAGTTTGAAAAGTTTAGTAGACACAAGGCACTAGAACGTGCTATTCTAACAAGTGCAGATCTAATTGAAAAAGGCGAGTATGGTCCGGTAGAAGGTTTAGTTAAAGACGCAATTCAAATAGGCCTTGCAAAAGACATGGGTACTGATTACTTTAATGATCCTAGATCACGTTTGATGAAACTAAAAGACAACAACGGACAAGTGAGCACAGGTTGGCCAAGCATTGATAAGAAATTGTTTGGTGGATTCAACAGAGGCGAACTAAACATTTGGGCAGGTGGTTCAGGTGCAGGTAAAAGTTTATTCTTGCAGAACATGGCCGTTAACTTTGCAAAAGAAGGGTTAAATGTAATTTATGTTTCGTTAGAACTTTCAGAAGAACTTGTTGCTATGCGTATTGATGCTATGCTCACTGGTATGGCAACTAGAGAAATTTTTAAGAACATCGATGATGTTGAAATGAAAGTTCGAATGCAGGGCAAGAAGTCAGGTCGTATTCAAATCAAGTATATGCCAAGTGGTAAAACAGCAAATGATCTACGCAGTTATGTAAAAGAATGGCAAATTAAAAACAATGCTGTTGCTGATGTATTACTAATTGACTACTTGGATTTGTTAATGCCGTTAAGTAGAAAAGTATCACCGAGCGACTTATTTGTTAAAGACAAATATGTATCAGAAGAATTACGTAATCTTGCAATGGAATCACAAACGGTTTTTGTTACAGCATCGCAGTTAAACAGGGCGGCAGTAGAAGAAATTGAGTTTGATCATTCACATATCGCAGGTGGTCTAAGTAAGATTCAAACTGCTGACAACGTTATTGGTATCTTTACAAGCAGAGCAATGAAAGAACGTGGACGTT